ACCTACCTCACCGCTGTTAAAGAACAGTATGAGGGAACTAGGCTTGGTAGACAAGAGCTTTATGCTGAGGTCTTAGAAGAGGCTCAGGGAGCCTTGTGGACAACAGCTATGTTAGATGACTGCTCTGTCAAGCATGAGGCTGTCCCTGATCTTTCCCGTATTGTAGTTGCACTTGACCCTGCTGTTACAGCTAACGCTGAGAGTGACATGACAGGGATTGTAGTTGCAGGTATTGATGTAAACGGTGTGGCTTACGTCCTTGGTGACTACACCGACAGGCTTTCTCCACAGGGTTGGGCATCTAAAGCTATTGAACTCTACCACTACCACCAAGCTGACCGTATTGTAGCGGAGGTAAACCAAGGTGGTGACATGGTTAAGACAACAATTCATGGCGAAGATGAAACAGTACCTTACAAAGCTGTACGTGCTTCACGTGGTAAGTTTGCCCGTGCTGAACCAATATCTGCCTTATACGAGCGTGGTCTTGTCAAGCATGTAGCTAACCCCTCTGATGGTGCTTCACTAAACGAACTAGAAACTCAAATGCGAACATGGGAACCTTTAGGGTCGATTGGTTCCCCAGATAGACTTGATGCTCTTGTGTGGGCAATCACAGACCTCTCACTTAACGGATACAGCAAACCCAAACTGACCCTCGCTTATTCAAGTGCTAAGGGGCTTTCACGCTAATTAGAGAAGCGAANATACAATGGTAAAGAAACTCTCAGAGGCAGCAGCCAAGGCATCCCTTGGTGTAGCTGGTGATAACACCAATAACGGTCAAATCCGTGCTGATGAGTTTCTGCCTGAGCTTCGTGGTCGAAAGGCCATTCGCAAATATCGTGAAATGCGGGACAATGATAGTACGGTTGGTGCTGTCATGTATTCTGTTGAACAAATCCTTCGTGATGTTGACCTTCAAGTCCATGCTGCTGACGAGAGTGATGCAGCTAGGGTAGAGAAAGAGTTCGTTGAGAGTGTCCTTGTTGATATGGATCACAGCCTTGATGACCACATTGCTGAGGCTCTGGGCTATCTGTCCTACGGCTTCGGTTGGTTTGAGGTTATCTACAAGCGTCGTGTTGGCCCTAACGAGAGGTCNCCNAAGAAGCACTCTAAGTTTACTGATGGTCGCATTGGTGTCCGTAAGATNGCCTCTCGTGCGCCTTGGACCATCAACAAGTTTGATGTAGACCGTAAGACAGGTGANGTACTTGGTATTGACCAGTCTGTTGGTATTATGGGTGGTAGCAACTACATCCCAACCAACAAGTCTTTGTACTACCGCACTACAAGCCTTAACGGTGATCCTTCGGGTCGTTCTATCCTCCGTAATGCTTATACCTCTTATGAGTATCTGAACAACTTACAGGCCATTGAGGCCATCGCAGTTGAGCGTGAGCTTGCTGGTATCCCAGTTGCTCGTATTCCTGCTGAGTATCTCTCTGGGGATGCTTCCGCTGCACAGTCAGGTTTTGTTCACAACCTACAGCAAATCCTTCGTGACGTTAAGTTTAACGAGCAAGGTTACATTATCCTTCCTTCGGACACCTACCCTGATAAGGATGGTGCGCCATCTAATGTACGTCTTGTAGATGTAGAACTGATGGCATCCAACGGTAAGCGTAATATCGACATCAACCCAATCGTTAGTCGTTATCAGCATGACATTGCTCGTTCTGTCCTTTCTGAGTTCCTTCTTCTTGGTACGTCAGGTGGTTCCTACGCCTTGTCCAAGTCGAAGACAGACCTGTTCCTCCGTGCGCTTGAGAGTTACATCCAAGCAATCGTAGATGTTCTCAACAAACAGTTGGTTGAACGTCTTTGGCAGTTGAACGGTCTGAGCTATGACCTGATGCCAACTATTAAAGCTGGTGATGTAGCTCCTCACGACCTGCGTGAGATTTCTTCCTTCCTCCGCAATCTTAATGGTGCAGGTATCGACGTCAGTACTCACCCAGAAGTCATTCAAGACCTTATGGACTTGGCTGAACTAGATTATGACCAAGATGCAGGTCAACCAAACACAAATACACAGGAAACTGAATAGTCATGGCTACTCTCAATGATCGGGTGTTCGACAACGGTTTGACCGTTTTAGACACAGAAGCAAACAAAATCGTAATCACTTCGCAAGAAGCTACAACTTACACAGAAGCTAATTCTACTTACGCCCTTGGCGATAGTACTAGCCTATCAATCGGCGCACCTGCTGATCGCTCTGGTGGTGGTCGTGAGGTAACTGTAGCAGCTATTACTGATGGCTCAGTTACAGGCACAGGCACAGCTACGCACTACGCCATTGTAGATACTGTAAACACTCGACTGCTTGCGACAAGCACTCTGACAGCTTCTCAGTCTGTCACATCGGGCAACACGTTCACGTTGTCGTCAGTTGCAATCGGTATCCCAGACCCCGCATAAGGTTAGCTAACAATGGTCACTCTCGTAAACAGAGCCAAAGTCGCCACTGCCACAACAGGCACAGGCACAATTACTCTTGGTGCTGCTGAGAGTGGCTATCAAACCTTTGCCGACGCAGGTGTCGTCAACTCAGATGTTGTTCGCTACACGATTGAGGATGACGCTGCATGGGAGATCGGCTCAGGCACATACACAGCCACTGGGACGACCCTTACACGCACACTTGACGAGAGTTCTACTGGTTCCCTGCTGAACCTGTCAGGCAGTGCCGTAGTGTTTGTTACAGCGGCGGAAGCGGACATTCAGCAGCCTCCTTCCGAGGGGCCTTTTGTTAATGGTGACAAGACTAAGCTGGACAGTGCAGTGCAGCCCAATTCCAGCCCTACGCTTACTGGTCTGACTGTGGATGGTACAGATACTGAAGTTCTNATCACNGAAGATAGNGAAGGTTCTGCAACATTACGTTTTGCAGATACCCAAGCCGACCCATACCAGTCATACGCTATCGCATATGATACGTCTGCAAATAAAGCAAACTTTAAGATCAACGACACCCAACGTGCCAACTTCAACGCACAGGGCGACTATATGGTCGGGCCAGCGACCACAGACAACCCATTTGTAATCTACACCGCCAACAACGATGCCACAAAAGCTGGCGTTGGTTTACGGCAAACAGGGTATATTGCTGCTGCTCGTATGGACGACCATGCAATGATGTTGAACCGCATGGGCAGCGATGGTTTGACGATGGGCATACGGAACGACGGTACGTTCGTAGGTGGTTTTGGGAATACTGGAGGGGAACTAACTTTCCATGACTCTACTAGCGCAGAGGCTATGCGCCTCGATTCGTCGGGCAACTTAGGTATCGGCACGAACAATCCCTCTACAGAACTTGACGTAGACGGCACAGTTACAGCTACAGCATACTCTGGCGACGGCTCTGGGCTAACAAACATTGCAAGAAAAGTGTGGGAAAGCTCTCAGGGCAGCGGTTCAAGCGCAAACTACTGGGCGAAGGTGGCGACATATTCCATAACTGGCGACTTTGATGATGGTACTTTTATCTACCATTTTATGCCAGAAGAACTAGGCGCAGGCATGCCCGCAATCATAGCTGTCAACGTCAGAACCAACAATGCTTCTGGGGGCGACAGCCACACTCTCAACGTGGAGCTTATGTCCAAGCCTCACGTTACTCCGTTCTCTGATGATTCTTTCAAACTTATCGACAACGGTGGCTCGTCTGACATTGAGCTATGGGTAAAGAAAAACGACAATAACTGTCAAATTTCTGCCTACGAAATGTCTGCTCACGTAGAAGACAGTGGGTTCACGATTACCTACAATCAGAATGCTGCTTGGCAAGCCTCTGAACCAACTGGTTCTGGTCTGAATATCAAGACTGTTGGTGTTAAGGTGGCTGGTAACTTTACAGCAAACGGCACCGTAACAGCTACAGCCTTCGCTGGGGATGGCTCTGCTTTGACAGGTCTACCCGCTGGCTACACTAATTCAGACGTGGACACGCACCTCAACACTAGCACAGCAGCTAACGGAGAGGTTCTGTCATGGACAGGGGCCGACTACGATTGGATTGCTGCTGCGACAGGTGATCTCCTCGCAGCAAACAACCTATCTGACCTTGTCAGCGCAAGTACCGCAAGAACCAACTTGGGGCTTGGCACTGCAGCCACCACAGCTTCTACTGCTTATGCTACCTCTACTCAGGGAACCACAGCTGACAATGCCCTGCCTAAAGCTGGTGGGACTATGACAGGTGATATCGTAGTTAAGGGCGTAAGAGAGACTAACTTCGCTCTGTCGGGTACAACCCCTGCTATTGACCCTGCTAACGGTACAATACAGACGTGGACATTGTCAGGTGCTTCAACGCCTACTTTTGCAGCTGGCTGGTCGGCCAATGAGGGCATTACTCTGATGATTGACGATGGTTCTTCATCAACTATCACATGGCCAACAATGCAGTGGGCGGGTGGTTCTGCTCCGACACTTCCAACAACAGGTTATGGTGTTATCACGATCTGGAAAGAAGGCTCTGTGTACTACGGGGTTAGTGCTGGTGACATGGCATGATTACTCTAGCTAGTAGGCTGCGGATGGGTGTTCCTGCTGGTACGACCAATCTCCTTCTGAACTCAAATCCGTTCTCTGGGACGTCTAACTGGACAGCTGTAAACTCTGCAATCTCTGAAAGTGGGGGAGTATTAGCAGTAGATGATAACGGCGCTTTTGGCGTGGCCAATCAGGCAGTAGCTGTAACTATTGGTGTCACTTACACACTTACGGGGACATACTACACAGACGGGACTTCTGGTCAGAGGGCTAATATCGGCATAAAACACGGGGATAGGGCTACTATCGCAGAGGGGGCTGACCAGTCGGCTGGCGCATACGCTGGAACCTCACCTCTTGAAGTAACATTTGATTTTACAGCAACTGACAGCTTCGTAACAGTCAAGCTAGCTTCAGTAAGCGATAATCTTTCTTATTTTAAGGATGTAACCTTAACGGAGGCATGATATGTACCTTAAACTAACAAACGGCACCCCAGCCAAATACACACTGGGACAACTCCGCCGTGATAATCCACAGACCAGCTTCCCAAAGCAAATACCTGATGAAATGCTGGCGACCTATGATGTTTACTCATGCACACGCCTTGAGAGGCCAGCCTATGACCACCTGACAGAGCAGTGCTTTGACAATGGGTTTGAGCAGGACGCAGAAGGCAACTGGGTGCAGGGTTACTCCGTTGAACCTGTTGAGAAAGAGGTTGCTGAACGCAACATCCGTGAGCATCGTGATGGCTTGTTGCAAGAGACCGACTGGATGGCTCTGAGTGATAACACGATGACGCCAGAGTGGGCTACCTACCGTCAGGCTCTTCGTGATATAACATCACAAGAGGGTTTCCCTTACAGCGTCACATGGCCCACTAAACCCTGAGGTAAGATATGCTAGGTTTCTCCCCACTCGCCTCTGCTCCTCTTGGTGATGATGGGGTTGCGGCAGACATTATCTACATCATCAACGGTGTGGGTATTACGACTGGTCAACCTGTTGTTGGTTCTGCTAATGTAGGCCAAGGGCATGATTTAAGCCTTATTGGAATTACGACTGGTCAGCCGACAGTCCCCAGCATTACGATGTTGGAAGACGAGACGTTTAACGCTGACCCAATCACTACTGGACAGCCTACAGTACAAACCTCTGCCTTACTGCAAGAGCATGAACTCTCGCCAGTAGCAATCATTACTGGTCAACCTAGTGTCGGTTCCTCTGCCATTGTTGAGAACAACAACCTTGGCCTCGTAGCCATTACGACAGGCCAGCCTGTACTTGGTCAACCTTCCGTAATTCAGACTGCACTATTTCTTGCTGATGGTATCGTAACTGGTCAACCCAGTGTTGAAGCAAGCTCTATTAGTCAGACCCATGACCTGAGCCTCGTAGGTATCACGACAGGTTCCCCAATCGTTCTTGGCATCACAATGTCTGAGGATGAAACACTAAACGCTGATCCAATCAACTCTGGTACACCTGTAGTTACCTCCCCTGATATTACGCAAGATCATTCCTTGATCTCCGTTGGGATCGTCACAGGCCAACCTACAGTTCCAGCTATCACAGCGTTTGAGGATGAGACCTTCGCTGGTGACGACATTACAACTGGCCCACCTGTAGTATCTACTACAACAATGGTTGTGGCACACGTCTTTGTAGGCGTAGGTATTACGACTGGTGTTCCTGTTGTTGGTCAACTGTCAATTGACTCATCTGGAAGACGTGTTGTGTCGGTGACAGCTAACTCAGACAACACAGCAAGCATCTCTGAAGCGTACAACACCTCAGAGTTTAGTCGTACAGTAAATACAGCTACTCTAGCAGAAGCCTACAACACAGCAGACTTCAGCAGGACTACAAATACAGCTACAACCAACAATAACCAAAATAGGGCAGCGTAATGGCATTTAGAATTAAACAGAATGACACATCACCTTCCCTTAAGGCTACCCTGTCAGACGCTAACCTTGTCCCAGTGAACATCGTTGCTGCTACAGTAATGCTGCACATGAAAGCTGTTGGTGGTGCTGTAGTCTTAGACCAACAGATGACAATCACTGATGCTGAGAATGGTGTGGTTCAGTACGACTGGCAGGTTGGTGATACATCCACAGTAGGCACTTACTACGTAGAGTTTGAGGTTACCTACTCAGACGCTAGTGTTGAGACTTTCCCTAACACTGGTAGCTTGCCCCTAGTCATCACACGAGAGTTGAACTAATGACTACTTGGGCTAGGCATTTATATGAGCATGACCCACTAGCGATAGCCAAAGGTGAATCTAACGGTTACTCCTTTATCCACAAGTTCGGGGCAAACTTTGACGTTGACAATAACAGCGAGCCAGAGACTGTTTGGACTGGTGGCGGCTTATACCCTTGGTCAGCACTGAGCGTAGCTAAGACACTTTACGTCTTGTCCGACGATTCTAATGAAGAAGGTACTGTAGAAGTACAAGGTCTTGACGAGAATTACAATGTTGTCACAGAAACGGTTACTCTAAACGGAAGCACTGCTGTCACCACCTCAAACACCTTCCTTCGTGTTTACCGCATGACTTATACAGATGCTGGCGGGGGCAACGTGGGTGTAATCACAGCTAGGGTAGACAGTCCGTCAGGGACCGTTGTGGCACAGATTGATGTAGGGCTATCTCAGACACTAATGTGTGTATATACAGTACCTGCTGGCTACACTGCTTATATGATGGCTGGGGATTTCTCTGTTCAGAAGAACAAGGATGCTCAAGTCCTCATGATGCAGAGGCCGTTCAACACAAACAACTTTCGAATAGCTCACATGGCTGAGGTTTACGAGAGGGCTTATCGGTATGATTTTCCTATCCCACTCCCCCTACCAGAGAAGACTGACTTTGAAGTACGTGTCGATAACGTAGAGACTAACAACACCAGAGTGACCAGCAACTTTACTATGGTCTTAGTTAAAAATACAATACAAGGTGAACCATAATGGCTCAGTACGCTAACGACATCTTCACAACCGAAGCTGAAGCCATCTCTCGTAGCATGGACTTGGGGCTTGACGGTGTTACTCACGTATCTGACTACAATGGTCAAGCTGTCTATATGCCAGCAGAGAGCCATGAGGCTTACTTAGCCTTCTACGAGCAGGGTGAGGCTACCGAAGAGCCAGAAGCCCCCTCAGTGGACCGTATAGAGGCTCTCAGGGCTATCGTACAAGAGATACTCAAGGTAGACTTCGCCAAAGCTGACTATCAGGGCGAAAGCGTCACTCTAAACAAACCTCGTCGCATCAAAGGTGGCAACAAGAAGTTTGAAGTGTTCGTTAAAGATGGCGACAGGGTTAAACGAGTTACCTTTGGTGACCCTAACATGGAAATCCGCCGTGACGACCCTAAAGCTAGGGCTAATTTCCGCTCCCGTCATTCATGCGACACTAAAACAGATAAGACAAAGGCTGGCTACTGGTCATGCCGCATGTGGGAAGCAGGGACATCGGTGAGTGATATGACAAAGAACATTGAAGGTAAAATCCTTAAGACCGACGACGAACAACGTATGGTCTATGGTTGGGCCTCAGTAGTAACCGAAGATGGTGAAGCTGTAGTAGACCGCCAAGGGGATGTTATCGAAGCTACCACACTTGTGAAAGCTGTAAACGAATTTATGGAGCATGTGCGGGTCGGCAAGGCGATGCACACAGGGGAGCAAGTTGGTACAGTAGTACACTCGCTGCCTATCACTAAAGAAATTGGTGATGCTCTAGGAATCCAGTCTAACCGTGAAGGGTGGGTTGTTGCATACAAAGTATTCGATGATACCGTCTGGGATATGGTTAAGTCTGGCGAACTTGCGGCCTTCTCTATTGGTGGTCGTGCTATGAAAGAGGAGATTTAATCTTGCCCAACCTCCTAAAAAACTTGCACCTTGAAGAACTGTCCCTAGTGGATCGTCCTGCCAATGCACAGGCAATGGTTAGTCTCTTTAAGCGTGACAATTCCGCAGAGGAAATTACTAAAATGACTGATGAAATGGAAGCCAAAGTAAAGGCATACATGACTGAAAAAGGTGCTACTCGTGAAGAAGCCATGAAGAACTTTGGTTACGACATGGAGAAGTCTGAAGAAGTAACTGAAGAGGCTGAAGTTGACAAGGCTGCTGAAGAAGTAGCTGAAGAAGTCAGCCCACTAGAAGCTGAAGTTGCTGCACTCAAAGCTGATAACGAAAAGCTCCGTAAGGGTCTTATCGAAGCAGGTTACGTTATTTCCGCCGATGCTATCGAAAAGAAAGCTGAAGTAGAAATGGTAGAAGTTGAAGGCGAGATGGTAGTTAAGTCTGACATCCCTGCCCCAGTTCTTAAGGCACTTGAAGCTGCTGATGTAGCCAAGCGTGAACATGAACTCGAAAAAGCTGACGTTGAGTTGACGAAACGTGCTGGTGAAGCTCTCCCACACTTCGCAACTGATGTAGCTAAATCTCTCGTAGAGAAGTTCTACGATGATGAAGCAATTATGGAAGCTCTTAAGGCNGCTGATGCNGCTTTTGAGGCTGCTATGCAAGAATTTGGTAAGTCCGATGTAGACGGCGAGTTCGCTACCTCTGCCGACAAACTAGATGCTCTCGTAAAGTCCTACATGGACGAAAACCAACTGAAAAAGAGTGAATATGCCAAGGCTTATGCTGCTGTAGCTAAGACCGACGAAGGCAAGTCTCTCATCAATAAATCCTACAAAGGGGAATAATCATGGCTGTCATGCAATCTCGTGATAACCGCACCGAAATCGCTGGTGTTGGTGGTACTACTCAATTCAAATTCGTAACTCTTGACGCTGGTGGCGCTGTCACTACCGCAGGTGCTGCTGGTGAACAGGCTTACGGTGTATGCTTGGTCGGCGCTCTCGTCGGTAACGCAACTACTATCTGCGTATCAGGTAAAGTTATGGTAACTGCTGGTGGCACTATTGCTGCTGGCGACGCCGTTCAGACAGACGCTGCTGGTGATGCACTCACAGCCGCTGCTGGTGATGTTGTTATGGGTTATGCCAAGGAAGCTGGTGTCGATGGTCAAATCATCGCTATTGAGCTTATCCAAGGCGGTAACGTCGTACCTGCTTAACCTAATAACAAGCATTTAAAGGAATAATATAATGCCTCTTTTGACCCCATCCAATGTACATATCGACGCACCGCTGTCTAACCTGACACTTGCGTATGTACAAGAACAAACTAACTTTGTCGCTGACAAGGTTTTCCCAGTAGTAGGTGTTCAGCGTCAGTCTGACAAATACTACATCTATGACCGTGCGAACATGAACCGTTCGGGCGACGTTAAGAAACTTGCTCCACGCACAGAAGTAAACCGCATTGGTTTGCAGTTGTCCAACGACAGCTACTTTGCTGACGTATTTGGCCTTGGCATGGACTTCGACGAGCAGACACTTGCTAACGAAGATGCAATGTTGGAAATCCGTTCCGCAGGCGCACAAACACTTGTCAACCGTGTCCTGATTGAACGTGAAGAGCAGTTCGCTTCTGCTTTCTTCGCTGCTGGTATCTGGGGTACAGACGCTACTCCAGCTAACCTGTGGTCTGACTACACAAACTCCACACCAATCACTGATGTGACAACTGCTCGTCGCACCATGCAGCTTAACTCTGGTGGCTTCAAGCCAAACACAATGGTTATCGGTAAGGAAGTTCGTGACATCCTCATCAACCACCCAGACGTACTTGCCCGTTTGAACGGTGGTGCTACTGTTACTAACACAGCACTCATCACAGACGCAAAGCTGGCTGAAATCTTTGAGGTAGAGAACTTCTACGTCATGGAAGCTGTCAAGAACGGTGCTGCTGAAGGTCTTGCAGAAGCTAACGCTTTCATCGGTGGTAAGAACGCCCTGCTGGTACACACACCACGCACATCTGGTCTGATGACCCCTGCTGCTGGTCTGACATTCGCTTGGAACAACATTCCAGGCGCAAACAACCTTGGTATCACTGTTGAATCCTTCTCGGACGATGCACTGAAGCGCCAGCAGGTTGCAGAGCATATCCAAGTTAAGATGGCATACGACATGAAAGTCGTTGGCACTGACCTTGGTTACTTCTTCGAA